GTCCTCTTGACTCAAACAGTCAAAACCCTTATACTACTAAGGTCAACACGCAAGACAATGACAATCACTTCTAAGTTTAAAAAAGACATCACGACTCTTCGTTCTGCAGTGAATGGGGACTTCTACCTTGACGTAAAGAATCCGAAACTTTTCAAAAAGGTCCGCAAGTTTTATGAGAACGGCGGTGTTACTTTTTCTGGTGATCCTCTGGACGATTATGACATTCTCATTGATTGTCTGGCAGAAGATCTGGAACTTCAAGAGGTGGAGTGATGAAAATTCTCCTAGAGAAATTTCCCTATCGTTATGTTGAAAAGGGTGAACTCGAAAATGGGTTCCCCGACTACAGGATTCAAAAAGTAGATTCCTACACTGGAAAATACCAGGACATGTATCTTCTTGATAACCAAATGCAGTTGCTGACTGCGATGGAAGATTATGACTATACATGTTGGTTGGATCCTGCAGGTGTTCCTTGTTATCGTAAGGATCGCGTTACGTCAAATAAATAGGTTAGAATATTTTTTATCCTATCATGGCAACGAGAAAAACATCCTCTTCTGGTGCATACATGAGTCAGTATGATCAGGAAGTTGAAAAGAGACTTAAGGCTCTTGAGACCGAAGTTCTGTCACTTAAGGCACAACTTCAAGCAAAGGCTGAAGCACCAGCTGCTGCACCTACAGGTCTTGAGGGTAAGTTTGATGAACTCGTTAGAGTTTTGAAGATGAACGAGAGTCTCAATATCTCTAAGTTGTCGAAGGGTGTCCTTTGATGCAGTCGGTTAAAAAACCGTGGGGATACTACATTGATCTTGAAAGAACTTTCTTCCGAGTTGTGAAGAGAATCCATGTAAGTCCCAATCAAAAACTCTCTCTCCAGAAACATAAAAACAGAAGTGAATTCTGGTATGTACTTTCTGGGACAGGGAGAGTAACCCTTGATAACTATACTTTCCCCGCAAAATCTCAGAATCACTTTCATATCCCACCAGAGATGGTACATAGGGTTGAAGCTGGACCAGACGGAATTATGTTCTTAGAGGTTCAGGAAGGTGAGTGTGATGAGAGAGATATTATCAGAATAGAGGATGACTACGGTAGAGTCACGGACTGACTTTAAAAATGCCCTGGTCGGTAGAAGGTCCCCTTCTTCCCGCGTTTCTTAGTTCGTAAAACTAAGTGGTGGAGTCACTGGACCCAACTGAGTTTACTAATTCTCCAAAGATTAGTTGGTGCGGATGGAGGAAACTCCCGCCTGAGATTTAGTTATTACTCAGTGTTAAAAATAACTTGGCGTGCATGGAGCCCGTGAGGGAGGTCTTGACAAAGGCCTCCTTTTTTTATACAATACATACATGTGGTATGATCTTTGATAATGAAGATTGGATTTAATTGTAGTTCCTTTGACCTGTTTCATGCTGGTCATGTGACAATGTTGAAGATGGAGAAGGAGTTATGTGATTGGTTGATCGTAGCTCTTCAGGTTGATCCCACTATCGACAGACCAGGTATCAAGAACAAACCAACCCAAAGTGTGTACGAGAGATACGTACAGGTACAGGGTTGTAGATACGTCGATGAAATTCTGGTCTATGAGACGGAAGAAGATCTTCTGAATATGATCAAGACCCAGAGGATCGACATTCGATTCTTGAGTGAGGAGTATAAGGATAGAGACTTTACGGGTAAACAATATTGTATCGATAATGATATTGAGATTCATTATCACAAGAGACAACACAAATACTCTTCTACCGAATTAAGAAATAGGGTGTTTGAACTTGAGACAAAGAAGAGAATAGAGAAATTTCAGGGTGATGTACCTGAACAATATTCTCCTACGATCCTTGATAAGTACGAACAAAAATGACAATTCTAGTAACTGGTGGCGCAGGATTTATCGGAAGTAGTCTTCTCCGACAATTAGCTCCATACAATGAGAGACTTGTTTGTGTTGACAAGTTCTCTTACGCATCAAAGAAAGATAATGTTCCAGAAGATGTGGAACTTTATAAAGTTGATCTTGCAGATGAAGATGCAGTCAGATATCTTTTCGAACAGGAGACAATCACAGATATCTTTCACTTGGCTGCAGAGAGTCATGTAGACAATTCAATCAAGGATTGTAAACCTTTCATTCAAGCAAACGTAATTGGTACAGTCAATCTACTCCAATGTGCATTAGAACATGAAGTAGATAGGTTTATGCACATCTCCACTGATGAAGTATTTGGTTCTATCTCTGAAGGTTCTTTCAATGAACAGTCAAGATACGAACCACGGAATCCATACTCTGCATCAAAGGCAGCAAGTGATCATTTTGTGAATGCGTATAATAATACATATGGTCTCCCCACCATTATTACAAATTGTTCAAATAACTATGGACCGAGACAACATTATGAGAAGATGATCCCTAAGATCATCAGTTATGCTCGTGATGGTGAACCAATTCCTGTGTATGGTGACGGTCAACAAATTAGAGATTGGATTTATGTTGAGGACCATTGTGATGCATTGATTGAATTGTGGAAACATGGTACAGTAGGTGATAGGTATAACATCGGTGGTGAATGTGAGATGAGAAACATTGATCTTGTCAATTACATTCTACATTTGATGAACAAGACCGAACATCCTGTAGAATATGTCAATGACAGACCAGGACATGACTTGAGATACTCTACATCAAACAAAAAAATAATGACGGAAATAGATTGGACACCAAAAACTGACATTGCATCTGGACTCCTCAAAACAATTCTCTACTATGAAAATCATTAATACCCCTCTCGATGGTGCATACATCATCGAACAACCACGACACTTTGATGACCGTGGATATTTCATTGAGTCATATAACAAGAGAGACTTTGCAGAGATTGGACTTGACGTAGAATTTGTTCAGGACAATCACTCATCATCTACTGTCAATGTTCTTCGTGGTCTTCACTATCAGGTCAATAAGCCACAAGGTAAGTTGGTTAGGTGTATGAAGGGTTGGATTACTGATGTTATTGTTGACCTAAGATTGTCATCTAATACCTTTGGAGAACATTTTAAAGTCGATCTTCATCGACCTGAGTTGATGTTATGGGTACCAGAAGGATTTGCTCATGGGTTCTATGTCAAGAGTGACAGAGCACACGTCTGTTATAAGACGACTGAGTATTACTATAAAGAACATAGTCGTGTCCTTCTGTGGAATGATCCTGAACTTGATATTGATTGGGAAACATCAACACCGATTCTGTCGGGACAAGACAAGAGAGGTAAAACTCTAGAGGAGTGTGATAAGTATGAATAATCTGTCTGTATTTGGTGCTACTGGATATGTCGGTAGTAATTACTGTCGAATGTATCCTGGTAATATTCCTATCCCTCGTGGTCAGAGACATCCAGAGTCGTCTGACATACTGTACTTTATCAGCACAACAACAAATCAGAATGTTTTCAAGGATCTACAGATCGACATTGATACTAATCTGAAGATCCTGACTGAGGTATTGTCACATTGTAAGAGAACTGACACTGTATTCAACTTTGTCAGTTCAGGTTTTGTTTACGATAACGACATCATTGACGCGAAGGAAGATGATCCCTGTAATCCAACAGGTTTCTATTCGATCACCAAGAGATGTGCAGAGTCATTGGTAATTTCATACTGTAAGACCTTTGGTATTGACTATCGTATCTTCAGGATTGGAAACGTATTTGGTATCGATCCTACAGTCACTCAAGGAAAGAATGTTCTTGGATATCTGATTCGGTGTCTGAAGAAGAATGATCCTATCAAGATGTACGGTGGTGGTGATTATCAGAAAGACTACATGTATGTTGATGATGTATGTAGAGCCATGGATGAACTCATGGTGAACGGAGATAAAAACGAAATCTACAATATCGGAACAGGTGTATCACGTTCCTTTAAAGAGATTATTGAATATTGTAAGGAGAAGGTAGGTAGTACAAGTGAGATTATTGACGTACCTTTCCCTGACGATCAGGATTATCTACAGATCAAGAACTTCACAATGAATGTGGATAAACTCAATGCTATTGGGTTCGTTCCCAAACTTGACATTGATACAGGACTTGATATGATGTGTGAAGTCTACTAGATTTTTTAAGAATACATAGTAAGTAATTCATGGATGTTATGACTGAGTATAAGAAGACTGCATTGGTTCTCGGTGCAGGTGGTTTCATTGGTAGTCACATGGTGAAACGATTACGGTCAGAAGGATATTGGGTTCGTGGTGTTGATCTGAAGCGACCCGAGTACTCTGAGACTGAAGCAAATGAGTTCATTCAGGGTGACCTGCGTGATGTAAATTTTGTTGCAAAGGTCATCCAGTACAAGGGTGAACAAGGTAACTTCTATCATCACATTCCATACCGTATGGTCCGTCCCTTTGACGAGATCTATCAGTTCGCTGCTGATATGGGTGGTGCAGGTTTTGTTTTCACTGGTGAGAATGATGCAGACATCATGCATAACTCAGTCACTATCAACCTCAATGTTCTTGAAGAGGTTCGTAAACTTAACGAAACCTTTGATGGTGTGAGTAGAGAATGGACTGATTCAAATCGTCCTGAAATCACACAACCAACTAAGATTTTCTATTCTGGATCAGCATGTATGTATCCAGAACATAATCAACTTGACCCTGATAACCCTGATTGCCGTGAGTCCTCCGCATACCCCGCCAACCCAGACTCTGAATACGGGTGGGAAAAACTATTCTCCGAGAGACTCTACCTTGCCTACAATCGTAATCACGGCATTCCTGTTCGGATTGCTCGCTATCATAACATCTTTGGACCTGAAGGAACTTGGGACGGAGGGAGAGAGAAAGCACCAGCTGCAATCTGCCGTAAAGTCGCTTACCTCCCGAACGTCGGTGGAGGTATCGAGGTGTGGGGAGATGGCTTACAGACTCGTTCCTTCCTGTTCATTGACGAATGCATTGAAGCAACTCGAAGACTGATGGACAGTGACTTCATCGGTCCTGTGAATATTGGTTCTGAAGAAATGGTTACCATCAATCAATTGGTGGAAACTGCAGCTAAGGTATCTGGTAAAGTGGTCAGAAAGCTTTACAAACTTGATGCACCTACGGGTGTTCGTGGTCGTAATTCAAATAACGATCTCATCCGTGAGAAGCTTGGTTGGGATTACTCTCAGACTCTTGAAGAGGGTATCCGTAAGACATACGAATGGATTTGTACACAAATTGAGGAAAAGAACTAATGGGATACTATGATTATTACGACAAAACTGTTGTAGATTATAAACAAACTTGCTTAGAACTATCAAAAAGTAACTTTGATAATTTTAAACAAAATAAAAAATACCGTATAATGTTAGAAGGAGGTCCCAAGATTCAAGGTGAATATTATTTAAATCAAATCAATAATCACAATAAAAAAAATATTTTTTATAATAACTTAGATAAGTTTTTTGTTAATGATAAAATAGGAAATCCTGACATTCATAACTTTGGAAATGGTATTGAATGTTCTATAACTTCATTGAAGTACACTTTTAATATTTTGAATATACTTGAACTTTTAGATGGAGAAACTGTTAAAAATATTGTAGAAGTTGGACCTGGTTATGGTGGTTTAAGTATAATTTTTGATTCTTTGTATGATTTTGATACAGTTAATTTTATTGATTTGAAAGAAGCAAACTCTTTCAATAAAAAGTATATTAAAAAATTTAAAAATTTTGAGAAAAAATGTAAATTTAATACTTCTGAAAGTTATAAAGAAATAGATTGGAATGAAGTGGATCTTGTAATAGCTGTTAATTCATTTACGGAATGTGATACTCATATTCAACTGGAATATTATAAAAAACTTATTTCAAAATCTAAATTTTCTTATGTTGTTAGAAACTATAGTGATGAGAAAACTAGAAGAGATCACCAACTTTGCAAAGAAATTCTTGATGATAATTTTTTAATTGATGATTCTGAAGTAGTTGAAAGATCTAGAGATAATATTATTGTTTATATTAAAAAAATCTTATGAAAATCTATGATTGTTTTATTTTCAACAATGAAGTTGAAATGCTTGAATTGCGACTCAATGTGCTTGGTGAGGTCGTAGATAAGTTTATTATCATCGAAGGTGATACTACTTTCTCTGGCGTAAGTAAGGAGAGTGTCTATCTACAGAACAAAGATAGATTTTCTCAATGGGAGGACAAGATTGAGCATCACTTTATTACGGTGCCCAATCTTCCTAGGTCTTGGGACAGAGAGATCTATTCTAGAAACTATCCACTATCTCTTTCTGGATTTGAAGATGATGATATTATCATCACCAGTGATGTTGACGAAATTCCTAATCCAGAGGCTGTTGGAAGTGTGTCTGAGTGGATCAATGATGACGAACACTTTACATTTCAGATGAACTTCTACATGTATTATCTGAATAATCTGTTTACGACTAACTGGTTTGGAACTAGAGTTGCTACTTATAAGTATCTGAAGACAAAAACTTTAGATACACTTCGAGAATCAACAGAAGACAAGTCTAAAATTACTGGTTCTATTATTGATGGTGGTGGTTGGCACTTTAGTTATTGTGGAGGCTCGGAAATGATTAAGAGTAAGATTCAATCTTTCTCACATACTGAACACAATAACGAACGTGTACTTGGTAGTGTGGAAACTAACGTAAAAGAGGGTAAAGATCTTTTCAATAGAGACATTTCGTTTCGTACAATCTCCATCACAGAAGACGAGTTTCCTGAATATGTTGTAAATAACAAAGAAAAATACACTGATTGGATTATTCGAGATGATCGTAACTGAAATCTACAGGGGTTCTGGACTGGGTAATCAGATCTGGAACCTTGTCGTATCTAGAATCCTTGCACATAGACATGGATATGAATGGGGAGTTATGAAGACCACTCCGTTCAAGGCAAGAAAGTTTATGCCTGACTTTGACTTTGGAAAGGAGGTTATTGGTGGTTCTACTCCTAGAGAAGGACAACAACCTGCATCTCTCCCACAAGGTATCAAACACTACATTCGTGAACAGGAGATTCCCCTTCCTCAGTGTGGACATGACGGTATCTTTTTTGATCCTGGTCTGTGGAATAACCTTCCTGACAATTCAAAGATCGATGGACTGTTTCAGTGTCTGACTTATCTGGAGGGTCAAAAGGATATTATCAGAGGGTGGTTGAAGACTAATATTGATGTTCGAGATTACTCTGATGATGATACCTGTGTCATTCACTTCCGTGGTGGTGAGTATTTGATTACTGCATCATGGTTGGAACCTAAGTTCTATGAGGATGCACGTGATCGTATGTTGGAACACAATCCAAACATGAAGTTTGTTGTGGTGACCGATGATCCTGAGAATGCAAACAAGTTCATCCCATGGGCAAAGGTTGTAGGTGCAACCACTCTTTCTGAACAAGAAGACATCGAACAAGGAACTGGTTTCTTCAAGTATAAAGGTGGTAATATCGGGGTTGATTGGTCGATCCTATATAATGCTAAGAATGTAATTATGTCTGCATCGACATTTTCTTTCTGGCCTGTATGGACAAGTGAAGAAGTAAAGAAAGTAATCGCTCCTAAGTATTGGTTCGACCACAAGACATCCGATGGATGGTGGCGAGGTGATGATATGATCGTACCGACATGGGACTACATCGATAGAGATGGTAAAGAGTTCCACGGAACCGAGTGCGAAAGGGAATGGGATATTTACAGATCCAAGAGTCCGTTGTATACTAGAAATCACACTGTAGAATAATATGTACCAACTCATTGATAATTTCATCAAGGATGCCAAGGAGATGGACGATAACGTCTTTCCCTTCATGGCAAACAAGGATTGGAAACCAGGTAACAATGTGTATTACTCTGGTCCTTATTGGAATGATCTTGAAGCACAAGAACTTATCTACGCAGTGATGAAAGGTAAGTGGTTGTCTTCTGGTGAGAAGGTGAACAAGTTTGAGAAGGAGTTCTCGGATCACTTTGGATTTGATCACTCTGTCATGGTGAACTCTGGTTCATCTGCAAACCTGGTGATGATCGCTGCTCTGAAGAAATACTTCGGGTGGGAAGATGGTGATGAGATCATCGTCTGTTCTTGTGGTTTTGCTACAACGATTGCTCCTGTTGTTCAGGCTGGTCTGAAACCAGTATTCGTGGACATCAACTGGGAAGACCTGAACTGGAATATGGATCAGGTGTTCGAGAAGGTCACACCGAGAACACGTGCAGTTTTCTCTTCACCTGTCTTGGGTAATGCATATGACATGGACAGATTAGTGAAGTTCTGTAAGGCAAAGGGTATTGAGATTATCGCTGACAACTGTGACAGTCTTGGTAGTAAGTACAAGGGTGAGTATCTGACCAAACATGCAGTGGCTGCATCTTGTTCTTTCTATCCTGCACATCACATCTGTACCATCGAAGGTGGTATGGTCTCGTCTAACATCAAAGGTATTGTAGACCTGGCTCGTAGTTTTGCTTGGTGGGGTCGTGGTTGTTATTGTGTCGGACAACAAAACCTGTTGACTAATGGTGTCTGTGGTCGTCGTTTCGATACCTGGTTGGATGGTTACGAAGACATCGTAGATCACAAGTATGTCTTTGCACAGATGGGATACAATCTCAAACCACTCGATATGCAAGGTGCTGTGGGTTCTGTTCAACTCCTGAAGTTTGCTGAGATTCACTCACTTCGTAGGAAGAATAAGGAGAGAATCCAAAAGATTATCGAAACCATTCCTGGTTGTCGAGTTGTCAACGAACGTGAAGATAGTGAGACAAGTTGGTTTGGTGTTCCTATCGTATGTAACGACAAGAAACTGAAACA